TTTATCCTGCAAATAAAGAAATCCGTAAGCGCTCCAATAATTAAAATTAACGCCCTCAGCGACGCCGCCATCAGTCCCACCACCTGAAATATTAGCCAAATAAGGTATTTGTTTATACGTTCTTGCATCTCCCGTTAATGAAATACCGTCTGGCGTCATAATCACTGATTTTGTCGTGCTTGGGGATGGAAGATCTTCGGCTGTAATCCCATTAGAATCTAATGTTAAAATAACTCCTGGATTATTTATTAATAATGATTTTAAGAATTCATTACCACCTTGAATCATGGCTCCCATCCACCCTAAAGCCCCTTTCCAGTAAAACCTGTCATCGATTGGGTTTACATGTAAATCACCCTCAACTGAAACAACAGAGTCGCGTTGAAAAGATCTCAAGTAAGGGACCCCAAGAAATGCTCTTAGGCTTTCTACTGCCAATGCTTGAGGGCTGTTGGGATCAATTTTAATGGTAACTGAAGGTGACATTGTCAGGTCGAACGTCGCACCCGCTCCAGTACCACCGGTGACAGCATTAGCTATTAAGGCTGGGTCAACTGTATACTCTCCTGCATTTTTAATTTCAAATATTTGTATTTCACCGCCACCGCCAGTTGTTAATACGCGTATTTCAGCGGCAACAGTAAATGTTCCGCCTGCCACAGTTAATTCATCTCCTCCGACATAACCCGTTCCAGCCGCGTTAATTACTGCTGTTTTTATAGAATCGGTATTAGAAATGATTGTATTATTTCCTGTGTCGCTTGCTGCTTGCAAATCATTTGTTTTTATCCATCTTCCTGGCGCAGGCGAAATAATGTCATCTGGAATAATGACGTGATTTCCATCATCGTCTTCTATAGATGCGGCATTGAATTGATATTTAGCCCTTGTTGAAACAATACTCGCAATAATTCCATCTTTTTGAAATGCTGCAGTAGGTAATGCTTTTAAAGCCGTTATGTCAGGCATAGGCTCTGCCAGCCTGTATTCTGTTAACTTATGTGTAACGACCATTGGATTAACATCCATATTAATACTCCTTTTTTAACACGAATCATCTACAAATGGATGATCTAATTCATCAATAAACCATGAATCATCGTCATCGACGAAAACACAATCTGGTTCGATTGGCGGGGGGGATTCTGTTTTTGATGTTGAACCATCAAAAAGCCCCAACATATTTAATAAAAAAAATTTATTCATCATAAAAGTTCTGATTCTGCCGTATAATGATATTCAATAACATCACCTGCGACAGGTCCTGCTACCGTTGTAAACTCTAAACCATTCTCATATATCCCAATTGATGCAACCGCAACATCAACATTCTGTGTTATGTTGCGTGCAAACCCAGCTGCACCTGTAACAGGACTATAGATTTGCGCAGTTGCATTAAATCCGATTCCATTTTCTCTTAGCGACTCTCTAAATGACAAGAATTCTGACAATGTAGGTGCTGAAGCTCCTGAGTGATACCTGACTCTGCCATTGTTTGTAACTACTCCAGGTGCATCAAAATTATTATAAGATTTTTGATAATAACGATGCTGCTTCACAATATCCTCTGCTACTGAGGTATTTTCAAGAGGTGTTGCTACAGCTCCTTCCTCAATTTTCAAAAATTGAAATGCTAGAGTATCACCTATATTTTCCAACCAGTTTACCTGTGTTGCATCAACACCAACATTCGTGCCAATTGTCGTATCCCATACATCTGTAGGACCATGAAAATCTGTTCCAGATGCTAGAACAATATTTACAGTCAAACCCCTTCCAGAATTAAAATCCCATGTTCCTGAATTTGGGTTTGCAGGGATGTTTAATACAATTTTTTGCCATGTATCGGCAACTGAAATATTAAATGTTGTTGAGTAATTCATATCTTGGACTGAGTTTTGTAATACTACAGTATAAGTGCCTGTCACAGAACTCCTAAATGCAAATTGTATTGTGAATGGGTTTCTAAATAATGGTATGAAATCAGCACCTTCAACAAAATATACTATAACTGCATCCTCATCATTTGGTATTGCTCCAATTGCCGCTTGATTTGTTAGTTCAATCGCATACCTGCTAAATCTATTAAATAATTCATATGGCGGTGTATCAGTAACTCTATTACTATCAACATTTGCGCCTACAACCGCATTTGATGATGAAAGGAAAAATCTATCGGCTATTGGATTACCTGTAAAATCTAACGCTGTAAACGATGTTCCGCGTGAGAATATATTAGTTGATAAATCACCTCCAACAACAACGCTTCTATTTGCTGTTTTTTCAATATCAAAAAACTGGACCCATTGGTTCAATAAATTGAACAAAAAGTTAATATTGCTTGATTTTGGTACACTATCTCCCTCAGTACTATCTGAAAGCGACCAACCATCAGTTTTAAGTGATGCAGAAGGTTCTTCCAAGTTTGGGAAAGGGCCTCCACCGCCTGGCACTGGCCAATTTCTTGGTGTGGTTGCTAGATCAGGGTAATCATCAGGTCTTGGCATAATAACTCCTTAAAATAAAGCTGTTTCGACGGTTCCAAGGAAATCGCTACTGCTTGCAAGTCTTATATCATTACTTTTTGCAAAGTCATAAAAGCTAAATGTAGTTTGGGTCCCTGTTTCCATTTCTAAAAAATCAGTCTCTTTAATAACCTTTGTCGTAATCCAATCGGAAGGGCTAATTGCTGGCTTCTGATTATAGTTTTCTTGAACCAGTATAGAACCACTAAAAGTTCCAGTTGGGCACCTTAATTGAATTTTATATATAGGCTGTGATGCCAAAAAATTACTTATTTGTGAAACACCATCAAATGTGGTATTAATTGTTGGCTTTTCTGCTGCCATAGTTGCCATAGTTTTACTCCGTTTGGTATTGTGTTATAAATTCACCTGCAAGAGATTGATCGTTACCTCCTGCGAATGTTCCATATCCTGGGTGCAATCCTCCATCACTATCTGCAAATGCAAATGGCAATCCAGTATAATGTTGTAAATACAATCTTACGCCAGCTCCTTTAACGAGGCCCATTAATTGCCTTGTCAGCTTATCATCAACTTTGGGTCCGTCTCCCAATAATGCAGCTTGCGCCGGTGATTCTGAATTTGGAAAATAAAATACAGTAGTAGATTCAGAAATAATCTTAAACACATTATTTAATATTATTTGTGAGGCATTACCAGTATTTATTGCAATTTTAGTTTTAATCAACTCTCTATAATCATTATCAGTAACGGTGGTGGCTCCTCTTGGCTGACCAACGATTGCACCTATAATGTCAAGTTGAGCGCCTTCTGCCGTTGACAATCCTCTTTTTTCAATCAGATCAACAATTGTATCCGCCAAATCAGTAAAAGGAAGTCCGATAGAGTCAAAAAACTTATCAATGTTTTCTTGCTCCATTGCATCTCTAAACTGCCTAAGCAGCTTATCTTTCATTTCTTGTGTGTAATCGGGTGTTGACATTAAGGTGCCTCTATAACTGCAACATTTGCATTATCAAAGAATGATTTCTTATCTCTATCTATAACAATTTCATCAGGTAAGAAAGGACCTAACGCGTTAAGACTCATACCTATTACAAGATTCAATATTCCATCTGGGACAGCTTCATAAATAGGTCGACAAAAATGCTGCGGGATGACATTTTTATCATCGCCCAGGCTATTACCGAATTGGACTACTGAATTTTTTATTAAGTCCACTACATTTTCTGGAGTAATTTGATTAGGATCAGGTGTGTAAGTTACTTCAACATAAACATTTACTAATGTTGGTCGTATAAATCTTACTATTTGAAAATTACCGTTGACATCAACCGCATTAACAACAACATTTCCATTTGTCGCTATCCCACCGGTGTTGATATCCAAAATTGTTTGCCCAATTTCCTGATCATCACCACCGTCGATAACAACCTGTATGCTGTGAGGTAAAAGTCCGAATTGATCCACAACATCTAGAACATTCTCAAATATTTTAACTCCTGAAACACCGACAAGCTGCAATAGATTTGCCTGTAAAGCTCCTAAAGTACTCCTGCCCGTAATTAAAAGAGACCTGTTTCTTCTTACCCTATATGCTGTATCTGATTCTCTAAAAGTTCCTAAATCAGCAGATTCAGGGTTAATACATGAATCCCAACCGGTAATAGGTTTTTTTATATTTATCAACTTATCGGCTGGGGCGGCAATAGGACCAATTTCCTGAGATTCGAATTTTAGAAGGCCCGTTATTTTGATTATTGAAATATTTGCAGAAGTAGAAGAATTAAAATCAACCAATGGATTAACGTGGGTTGCATCAAACGTTTGAGGGCCCGCGCTATAAGATGAAGTTAAGTCTGGGTCTGCATCAATTTGAGCAGAAATTGCGTTTGAAACAATATCTACTGTATCCGCTGGGGCTGCAATATGTGAAAATGTAGCCCCATCGATAGTGACGACATAATTAAATCCGACAATGATAGGAGAATCGATCTGATAAACAACAGATTGAGCATTAGCTTGGTCAAATGTAAAGATTGACGCAGAATCGAAATCATTCTGAGTGCTATCGACATTTACAATTTGTCCGGCAGGTAAAACCACGCCGTTATCGCCAACAACCTGACATACAACTTCAGATTTGCTATCTTCAATTCTAATTACATCAACCAGGGCATAATTATCATCTTGTTGCTTACCAATTGATTGGGCCGGATCTTGAGAGGCATAAACATCGCCAACAGTTTGCCAAGAGTCGACTAGAGCTGATCCAAACACATCGGCTATTATTCCGGCAACTGATTCATCATCAGTGTTGAAATCAACCCCAAATTTGTCTTTGAACCCTTGTTTTATTTGCTCTGTTAACTCTTCTTGAGTCGGTATAGTTAACCCAGCAGGGGTTAGTTGGCTTGTCATCCTGACAGTACTCCATCCTTGATATTCACGATTTCTTCAGAAGATAGCTGGACGTCTGATTGATAGCTATAAAATCGCGTGCTCCTATTCAATTCTGACACAAAACTGATGACCCTATCAACCACGTCGCTTTGGTTAATATGGTCTCTAAAAATCATATCAATAGCGCTCTTAGACCCAGATTCAGTTATAGATTTTTGAAAATAGGGGAGACCAATTGAATTGTCTAAAAACCACTCTCCTAATACAGTTTTCATTCGTATGGAGAGTCTTTGTTTTTTATCGCTCGTTAATGAAAATGTATCATTTGTTATATCAAGATCCCCATTTTCATTTAATTTAAAATCTGCCATTTAAAACTCCTATGGAACCGGTGGGCCACTATTACTAGCGCCAGTTTGGACGCCGCTGTGTAAATGTGAGTTAAAGCTGATATTGTCAATAGTGGCATTTCCTGTAACGGTTAAATTGCCGTCAATAGTTACATTTGCCTTAATCTCCATTTCTCCAGTCGATTCAATTTCAATTTTCCCGCCGCTCGTCATAGATATAAATCCAGTTTTTTCCTTATTTTGTATGATAAGTTTTTCAGGATCGGCTGAAATTGCTTGGCTGTACGGGTTTACGCCAGGAATAAAAGCGATGTCATTTAGGCTAAATCGTCTTTGATCTTTAGGGTCGACAATCCCTCCGTTTCCTGAAATATAGTTATCAATAGAGCTTTGAAATACAATTATTCTCCCCTTATCGCCATTCTTTAATGGGAATGATATTTGAAAACCACCTCCTGAAGGGAATTGAACCGGAACATTTGTAAATGTGGGATACTCGATACTAGTTTCAGTATCAATTTTTCTTTTTATCATTACTTTAACGCTAGCTTTTAGTGTTGAATGATCAAAATCAACAATTTGAGCAGGCAAACAAATATTTATTTCTTGAAGATGATAATTTATGGCTCGGTTAAGAATTTCTATTAAATCGTTAGGATCCATTCATAACCTCCGCATCGCATTGAGTTATCCATTCACTTCCTCTTGTTTGCCCTCTATGTACTACACGTGCCAACCTATAGAACCCATTCACAAATTCAGATTCAACCTTAACAAATCCGTCGACTTTTAAGCGAGGGTCTAGTAACACTTTAAAATTGATACTATCAGCCGGTAATTTATCTCTGCTTCGCGCTTCAGGGTGGGGTGTTGATAATTGGGGGCTGTCAATTAAACCTGAGTTCTCGTTTATTTCTATGAATGTTTCTGTGTTTGTTGTGGTGCTTGCAATTCGATGGACAGACATTTTCCCAGACTCTACCTTATAGTAGAGTCCATTTGATACTAACAACTCAGTTAATGAGTCCTTTGATAAGGCACATGTTCTGTAACCATTGGCATAAATAATATTATTTAATTGATTCTGTATTTGCGGATCCAAATCAACCCTAGCTTCAAGTCCGGCCGCTCTCAAATCTGTTGTTATAGAGTTGAGGACTTGAAGGCCTGTTGTGTTTTCAGGAAAATTTCTAAATGTGGTTGATTGTTTAAATGGCTCATAACCTCCAGTTCCAAAAATACGAGTCACCAACTCTGTCTCTTTTTTTATAGCCTCTATTGTGCTTACCGTGGATGAAGCAATAGTTGTCAGCAATTTATCTTCTTGATATCCTACCGAAAGAATAAACACGGCTCCTGGTTTTTTTTTCTCAGAAATCATGCTTGCGGTAGTTTCTTTATTTAAATTGAATATATCTACTCTATAACTATGTTGCTCAGAATTTGAATTTCCACTATCAATCACAAAAGAAATATCTAAATTGCTAACAGATATGCCTTCCTCTCCTGGAACGCCGTATTTAAAGTCATATTTTGGCTCAAAACTACTGAAGGATCGCGACATAATCTTCAAAATCCATATAAAATAATTTAAAATCATTACCCAATGTTTCCCGTTCAGCATCTCTATCGGGATTAACAACATTAATACCTATGAAAACGCCTTTAGGGAAATTGGATAAACTATAGTGGTGTGTTAGATCGGATATACCCATCAATCTTTGCTGCCCTAATATTAAATTGCCGCGAGTATCACCGAATGAAACATACCAATAACCACTTGCGGGTAACCAATCAAAAGTTAATGATAAAGCTACACCCTCAATATTTACTTCAATTGAGTAATGGGCTGAATCGGATGTTGTTGGTATTTCAACTATCATTTGAATATATCATCTATTAGTTTTTGAAACTCTGATGCATCATCAGCAGGTTGCGGGGTTTTAGCCCCTCTATTTTTATTTTTAGTATTGTTGTCAGCATCGTTTTTGTTATTCATGTTTTTGGGTATTCTTTCAGACGGATTTTGAGAAACAACTCTAATTTCTTTTATTGTTGCTCTAACCATCAGGCTATTACCAATAGAAACATTATTTATAAAGTTAATTCCTTCGAATACGGCATTATCAATAGTCCTATCATTAACAATTGCTTTAAATATCTTTCTTTTCGATCTGAAATCTAACATCAAAGACTTGACCTCTTCGGGTAGCTGGGAATCTATGCCAAAATCCGCATTAACTGGTTGATCATATAAAACCTCTGAAACATAACCCGTTAATGTTATTAATTCAGGGTCATTAATAATATTAACTGATACGTTAGAACCGGTCTCGACATGATAATCCGTCACCCTTGACCTAAAGTCATCACTGACAGGTTCGGTAGTTGGGATGAAAATTAATCGATTATCTAACTGGAGAAGGGCGGCCATTACTGTATAATCCCTTTGTTAGTGTAATAAGCGGCCACATGTTTTTTGACATGAGACCCGATGTTATTACCTTCAGAATTATTTGCATGAACGTTGATATTTACATGATGCGCGATAGATGATCCAGCGGCTGCTAATGCACCAGGGATAAATCCTAGCCCAGGCAATATAGTATTTAAACCTGTCTCTAAAAACGGAGTACGTCCCGCTAATCCAACAACTTTACCTGTAACTGTATGCTTACTTCCTTGAAAAAATTTCATCGCATCTTGTATAATCAATATGGAAGCTGCGATTCCTGCAACTGTTGCGGCAACTGGAGAGGTTGCAATTTCAAACAATGTGGTAGCAGCTGCGGCTACTTTCATTGACCTGCTTAAAAGGAACATTGCCGAACCAATTTCTGTTACCGCCTCTATAGTTGTCCTTAAGTCTTTATTTTTTGGCAGCAAATCCTCAAAAGCAAGAACTGTTCTATTAACAGCATCAAATGCAAATCCAACGCCCCTTAGCACCTCTCCTAGTCCAATAAAAATTGGTTTCAATGCCATTAGTAATGTTGCCAAAGACTTAAAGCCCTGAAGAAATGCAAATAACGCGCCACTTCTTCCGAGGCTTACAAGTAATACCTGAAAAGTTGTAGCCAAATCGTTTAAAGCAGCCTGAGGAGTTTTTGCAAACTTCTCAAATCCTGGAGTAAATTTCTTTGCAAGAAGTGACGATACTACGATTGCTCTTTGCGCCTCATTGAGTTTATTTAGCTTCTGAACTAGATCTTCAACGGATTGAGCGTTCAGACCCCTCATAAGAACATTAGCAAATCCTGACTTACCAAAAACCTCCCTTGTAAATACTCTAGATGAAACCTTTGGTGCATTAACTATATTAAAAATGAATTCTGAAAGCGCTCTTTGTGCATTAGCAGGTAATAAGTGCGCTCCCGCAATAGCAATTGATATGTTTTTAAATACCTCTAATGTTTTACCCATGTCTAATCCAGCTCCCTGGAGAGAAAGAGCAAATTTCGGGAAATCTTGTGCTAAAACCAAGAAGTTTAGATGAAGTTTTAAAGATATTTGTTGTAGTTGATCCATAACATCTTGAGATTCCTTGGCATTATTCGTTATATTCTCAAGACCATTAACTACATTCAAATACTGCTGGTTTACATCAAATACCTTTTTACCGGCCTCAAACCCAAGGAACAACTCAAAAGCTCTCCTAAATGTAAACATGGATTTCCCAGTAGAAAGCATTCTGGTTCTAAGTGAACCCAACGCCCTTGTTTGATTTTTTATGGATGCCGTGGCTTCATCTGCTGCGCTAGACATAGTTTTCATGCCTAATGCTTCACTTATAGTCTGCCTTCTTGCTTGCCCACCAACTGCCGTTTGCGCTCGTATATTATCTCTTAACTTTTTAATTGCAATAGATTGTGTCTGGAGAGAGGCTATAGTTTGCTGGTTAATAGCTTTTATTTTTTCGAATGAGGATGTTGCTTGATTAGAAAATCTTTTTATTTGTGTAAGAGACTCATTTAATCCCTTAACTCCAAATGAGGCAAAATATTCCTGAATTATATTATCCGGCATTTTCTTCTACCTCGTATGCTGCTTCTTGCATGGTATTGTGAATGCTCATATATTCAACTGAATCATCGAACAATTCCAAGTCCCAATCCCTCAATATCTCTTTTGGAGATATCCCATAAAATTTAGAAACCGAAAATAATTCAATATTTAGATCGGTTTGTTTTCTAATTCTTTCTCCAAGTCTGTTGAGTTTTCGTTGCTGTTTGCTAAGCCCGTCATTATCATTGATATTCTTTTGTTGGAATCTAGCTTTTTTTTTGACAAAACATCTTTAAGGATAATAGTGAAAACCTCAAATACATCATCGGGGTCCAGTTTGCTAAACTCTGATTCGTTAATTAAAACTGAACCAATAAAAAAGCAATTCAACATACACTCTTTAATTAATTTAAAGTCAGTTATTTCATTCATCAACAAAGAGTACATATTACCTGGGTCATCATTGGAGGGATCAAGTCCTATTTTTAATAAAGCTTTATCGATAGATTTTCTTAAATTGAACGCCTGCTCTAAAGGCAATTTACCAATATAATAAGTTTTATCGGAAAGCTTTATTTCTCGCATAATTACCTCTGTATTAACTGAGCAACGATCAATGAATATTCACGGTTAGGTCCGCCATCTTCTTCTGAATACGCTCTAGTCTGGTCCATATCAAAAAAGCAAACATGGCCCTCGTTGTGTTCTAATATATTTCCGTTAGCATCTAGGAGATTAGCTGTTGTTGTAAATGAAAGATTATCTAAATCTTGAGCTAGAATAAAATCATTTATTATCTCATTTTGCTCATACGCCGAGACACCCAGTGTAAAGGTTATAGTTCCAGTTTGATCTGGGCTCTTAGAGAAAAATACAGAGCCATCACCTCCAACTTTATGACCAAATCTTTTTGTGTTTCTTTTAACATCAACAAAAGTCCCGTTAGCAAAACCTGTTACATGAAAGCTTGGTAGATCAGGACCTTTTAAAATTAGTGTGAATCGTTTAGGGTCATAAAGACCAGTTACTAATGCCATTATTAAGCCCTCGCAAATATTGTTTCGTTAATAAATTGTATAGCTCCAGCCATTTGAATATTAATGGCAAATCCTTTTTCTGCCGTCATTATTCTTGCTGCTCTTTCATTTTCGCTAAAATCACTAATTGATACTTGTGATATTGAATTCTTAGGATCAAAGTTAACTATAATGTCTGCGTTTTGCGCTGCTAACATCTCGTCTACAATGGGTTGTCTTAATTGTTGAATTCCTGGGTTTGTGTCTGGAATTTTTGGCGTGGATAACAATAATTCCCATTGAGCGGAAACCACTCGAGATTGCAAGAAATCCAAGCTTCTTATGATGTCAAAGAATTCCCCCGCTGAAGTTAACCCATCAATTACAATGTCTGTACCTGAAACCTTTTCATAAGTATTGCCGTGTTTGCCGTCTGTAAACCCAGACTGTGGCGTTCCTCTAACGGCTTGACTTTGAGTGCTGGTAAGAAGATCGGCGACAATTCCAGTAAGTGTTTTATAGGCAACCACAGAAGTTCCAGGAGAGCTTGGTAAAAATGCACCTGCGACTGCTGTTTCAATGAAATTTGTGTCCGCTGCACTACTGTATACAATCCAAGATCTTCTGTAGTTTGCATCTTTTAGCTTAAACATGGTGTCTGTGATTGATGCTGGATTAAGTGTTTCAGGATCTTGTGATGATGTCATAAACATCTTTCCAGTTCCTTCGCTTGTTATGAGTGATTCTGTGTGTGCCGCAACCTCTAATACATCAGCCTGCACGTGTGTATCAATACTGATTGCATAGAAATCATCATTTACATCTCTAACAAGATCGATAGCCTCAGGATAAGTGGGGGATGAGGTAAATAACTCATCCACCTGAAAGAATTTTGTCACATCGTATACACCAAAATCCTTATTTGCTTGATTGGTAAGCTCGAGAACATCAACATTGACAACAACGTTGACACGCGTGTTAAGCGTGCCATCTAAATTTATCAAATTAGCCAATCCGTTCGCAATTGTTGTCGCTGTTGGAGCCCCACCTGAGTCAAAAGTAATGGTTACGGGGCCAACATCTGTTGAAAACTGTAACGTATAATCTGTATTAGCAAGAATCGTAGTTGCCAAAAAAGAAACTTGTGTTGATTCCCTTCTTCCTAAAAATAGTTCAGATAATCTTCCAGACGCTTCTTGTGAAAAATAATTAACTGCGGCAAGATATGTCTGAGAGCTTGATCCAAATCCAAGATCTAGAACATCTTGAGCATCCGTTACAATTCTTAAATTACCATCAAAAACTTTGTGACTGGATATAAAAAGTGGTATATCAAATCTCTCACCAGCGAATGGTTTAGTTTCATCAACTACCTTCACATTCACAAATTCATTTATATTTGTCATTAGGGTGACTCTCCTATGTTTATAATGTTTTGCTCAATAAATCCTCCTGAGGAATTAAAGAAACTAAAGTCATCAAATATTTCTTCAATGGCGCCTACATTGTCTTGTAGGGTTTGTGAAGTATTGACACCGATGATAAATCTTGCTTTAAAGTCAAATCCGGAATCTAATTTAACGGTAGTGTTGGTAACGTCATCAGACTTGTATATTGCAAAACCTAATTCTCCAAGCTCATCCATTGTGCTTTGAAACATCAATTGATTTTTTAGAGTTTTAGCAAGAATGAATGAATCTTCTCTTCCAAATACTTCAACTGATATTTCATTTCTGTCAACGAACCTTGTGGGTAGATTCCCATCGATATCAACCCCTTGAGCATAAATTGGAAAATTGTTTTTATTGATAGTAAGCCTTCTAAGCATTACAAAAGAAAAATCAGGAGAAGTCCTTGGTTTATAGGACTCATAGCATGGAAGACCCGTTAGTGAATTTATTTTCGCTTTTAGTGTATCGATTAATAAATCGGCCATTTTAATAAATCCATTTATTCGCAAGAATCATCTACAAATGTTGCACCTGATTCGTCCTCAAAAAACTCTCCATTTTCATCAGTGAAAATGCAGTTAAATTCAGGCGGGAAGGGCCCCACATGCCTAACATCCTCCCGCCTGGCAATCACTTCAAAATGATCAATAACGTAAGGGTAATCCCTGCATTTAAACGCTCGAAATATTTCACCCTTATAGATGAATTGATCAAAATAAAGAGATTTTTTGTCATCTGAGCATCTCAACTCAGTATCAGTTATCACTAAAATGTGATATTTATTTTGATAACCTGACTCATCAATCATAACTTTGTTGTAAGGGTCTTCTATTACAAGTGCTTCAACATTAAATTGTGAATCAATCGTAAAATCGACATCAGTCGACCCAAACGTTTCTATTACTCTTGTTACTGGAAGCGTAATAGAACCCAGGTTATCAAAAAAAACATCTACGCAACTCATTCAATTCGATACCTAATATGGCCAATCATGTAGCCGCTATCGATTAATGGCGGTCTAAACTCACCCCAATGCCTTTGCTTTTCTTGCTCCCAAGCAAAACTATTAGGCAAATATTCCAATGAATAAATAGTTGACTCAATCGCACTTATATATTTAACTGCAAGACTTCGCATCTTCAGTTTATACGTGCCTTTTTCCAACATACTCAATAGCATTGGTTCAATATCCGTTTTTAAGAAAAACCCATTTATTTTAATGGTAAAATCTAAAAACGGTCGAACTTGAGCATTTTCATAAGCCAATGTAGCTAAGCTTCCATTGAAATCTGGATGCGTCTGTCCGTCAAAGAATCCTACATCAAGCCTATTTTTAAGACTTTTTTCTAGATTCTTTATTAATCGATTGAGGCCTGTATCTTTTTTTGATACTTGAGCATCAATCAGCACGACGATGACAACGAGGCAAACGTTCCCGTTCCTTTGCCGGCATGATATAAAAAGCCACATCTATCTAAAGTTATTGCAATAAGGCCATATTCATTTGTTTTTAGAGCATCTAATAATCCAGCTCTATTAGTAACGGCCATTCTCTGCAATTTCTTTTTAAGTGTGCCAGCACTTACCTCTGACGCCCTGGGTTCATTAGCTTGCGCAAACGATGCGCTCACAAATATTTCTATTTGCTTTAGCAGATCCTCAGTCATGCAGCAGGGAAACTTTATTTCCCCCGTGTCATCATCAATATAAATAAGATTAAGAAAAAGGTGAGCAGCTTCGATAAAACATTGTAATTGCTCATCTGTTAACGATGTCGGTGAAATAATTTTCCTAACATCGGCTGGAGTTGCTCTAGTCATCTCATTCTTTATAATCTTTTTTGTTTTTGAATTCAGACTTGCTCTTTTTCACCTGGTCGTCATAAGTTTTATAACTTTTTGGCTCAGAACTAGAAGCAGGCCTATCAAATTCTTCAACACAATTCACTAAACGTTTTGCTTCATCAGGATAAAGGTCAACCGTGTTCCCTTTTTCATACTTTTTACCAGCGCGGTAAAGTTTTCCTGATTTGACAATATACTTTTTAGTTTCGTTTGACATTATGATGTCTCCTTATGGTTGGCCAACTACATAACCTACTTGATCGACGAAATCTCGTTTAAATCTAGGTGTCATAGCACCCATTACTAAATAACGACGTAAAGTAGGATCGTTTTGCCATTGATAAGTTGAAAAAGGCTGAGCCATTGCTACATCGACTACAGAGCGATCAGGCTTCATAAGAATAACTGTATTATCAGGAAGGAACGGAACTAATACAGTGCCGTCAATCCCTTCGATTAATTCAATCATGTCTCTATTCGTTTTATATTGAACTAGGTTTGTTCCAGTTTGGAACGCATCTAAAGGTTCATTATAATTTCTAGAATAAAGAAGAACATAACCAGCTTCACCGCCAGTCTTACCGAAAACATCATCATTACCAGGATAGAAGTTATTATTAATTAGAATTTGCTTCATTTCACGAACATCTTTAGTGATTTGCGCTGTTGAAGCAGAAGTCCAATCTGTTGTGGTAAACGTATTTCTAAACGGATATGTTAAAAATCCGAATACAGTCTGCCCTCTGAATACAATTTTAGGTGCCCCATTAATTAGAATTTGTTCTACCACTTCACCTACTGCGCGTGATGCAACAGCCATGCGAGCCGTATCAATTGGATAAGTAGCACCACGAAGAGAAGCCGCATTTTTAGAAGCCTCTAATTCTCTTATATTAATATCAAAGTTTTTATGAATTACAGGAATTGGGGCAGCATCTTGATCGTATTGGGTTTTATCATTATTACTTTCTACATGAGGATTCATGCTGATTTCAGCACCTTCCATAAATGATTCTCTATCCCAGCTTGTAATTTGAGTTCCAAGATTTCCGTAAGGAACAATCAAACCATATTTTTGTAATACGGAATACAATTTAAGTGGTTTGCGCAACTCTTTAATTACTTCGCGCTGAATTCTTTCAACCATAAATTGGGGTAATGTTGCATTAACGCTAATTGGGTTAGAATATTTGTGAGGATTTTCTGAATTTAATTGAAGATGTTGTCTCTTCTCTTCCTCTCTCTCATGCCATTTTGCACTTAACTTGTTTCCTGAATTATCAGTAACGTAGTAAGACAAC